GCTTGTAGTTTTGTCTCCTCTATTGCGTCATCAATCTGCATATTTGTAATTGAATTATTAAAAGCTTCAGTTTCTTGCTCGTAATCAAACTCACGCGCATTCTCTCGCAACACCTCGATAGGTGTACCTTGGCTGAGATCAAACCCAGCATATGCATATCCAGACCGTGCTGTACCTTGTACTTCGCCCTCAAATGCCCGTGCGTTACGACCTTGTGATGCAGCAAAGTTTGTATTGATAATCTGGCGTTGCCTGGTTAGCAGATCTATATCGCGCTCGATGATTTGAGCATTAAACTCAGCAGCTGCTTGTGCTTGACAGCTGCTGCCCGTGACGCTTTTTTAGCTGAAAAACCAGCGAGTAAATCTGTACCTACTTTAATAGCTGTAAATACTGCAAAAGGATTAGGCATCGCTCACCTATATGTCAAATGTGTTTAGTCGAGGATAAAAGGCCAAGATGGTCATAGGCAGNGCCTGGCTTTGCTGTATGTAAATGCGGTCATCCTCATCAAACCCACCTCTAAATTCTATATCTTTATCGCCCGTAAATAACGGCACAGCNGCNTCCATTGCCATNGAACTATCTCTAAACGGGATCCGATCTACATCTGTTGGACTGTTACCAACCTCAATACCTACAGTTTCAAACAATCGCAGTGTAATGCCGTGGATCCGCTTGGGTTTACCCTGGCTTGTGCCATCAGCTGAACCAGCCTCAATACGCAATGTTTTCATCGCACTGGTAAAACTATAACCCACAGCAGCTGTCGTTGCTCCGAAGTTTAATGTAATACCGCCACTACTCACTGTGGCCGTTGGATGGCTAGATCCGTTGGCTAAAATATCTACGGTTTGACCGCGCAAGTGATACAGACCCGATAGCGTTGTTGTAGAGCTACCAGAATACGACAGGCCACTATCAACGAAATGTGCCGCTGTTGATACACTTCCAAAATCAAACGGTTTTAGTTTTTCTACATATCTTTTTGTCACGCTATCAATTGTGCGCTTTACGATCATAAACAACGCATCTTCGCCAGTATCCGTTGGAAGCGTTGCAATGCTTTCAACAACCGCCTGACCAGATCCAAATGCACCACCTAATACATGCTTGTGCCAGGCCACCACTTCTTCCTCACGGCGATACGTCATGCCCAGCAATGTGCCATCTGCACGAATACACCAAACCACGCTATCAGGCTCTTGTTGATAGGCCATTTGAGTAATGCCGCCCTTGGTGACATGTTCAGCCAATATAGTCATATCTGGCGCTTGATAGCCGCCCGTGTTTACATCACCGACAAACTTAAATTCTCTTATCTTTCTAGATCCCCGTTGGACGAAAAGCGTCACATCGGCCACTTGTACGGGTTCTATTTGAGATGTTCCGTAGTTCGAGTATTTCCTAATGAGTGTCGTTGTAGGCGTTACTGGCCCGTCATTAGTAGATGTCAGCACATACTCGCCGCCAGACGTACCCACAGTAAGCACTCTCGTGGCTGAGAGATAACGGATAGCGTTAACTTGATTAGACGCAATCGTATAGATAAGCGCGTCATCATCGTTAGTTCCTACTGTAAAATTATCGTAGTCACCATTTTTGCTAAAGAACAATGTTTGCGGATTATTGTTTGTATTTCCGAATACTAAGCGCTGCTCGAAAAACGAGACAACGCTTGGCCTGTTGTTTGCGCCACTTAATCCTGGGCTGGGAGATCCCGCGATTGAAAGCGTAGCAAACGTCCAGTTGTTATGATCGCTTCTTGTTAATGTGCGTATATCGTATGACGGATGTACCAGAAACATCGTGTCAGCTGATTGCACAAAGCGGATATCAAATAGATCTGCCTCTGCGTATGGTGATGCCGTTTCGTATATTTCTGTGGCTGTTCCACCCGATGTAAATGTTGTTAAGCTGGTAGAGTTGATTGCATTTCCAAACAGATCCACCAACGAAAATGTATGTGTTGTTGAGTTCGCTACCCGATAGTTGCGGCCATTTAGTTCTGTCATGCCGCCAACGCTATCGATAAAGATCTCATCGCCGTTGCTAAACCCGTGGCTGTTACTTGTTAAAACACCAGGATTGGCTTTTGTTATTGCTGTTATTGTTTTTGCAGAGCTAGTGAGTACTTGTAGATCATTACGAAAAACACGCATGATCTGATTACCAAACTCTAAAATATATGTATCGGACGTTTTAAACTGAAACGGTATTAGTCTTGTTTTAACGGCGCTGCTTTTTACTTCGCCTAGATATTCTGTGCCTGGTCTTCTCGTTACACCGCCGTGTGGCATTACCACCATATTCGTGAGATCCGACAGACCTTGCGAATACTTTTCTAAATTTGTGCGACCTTCCAGGCGTGGGCTTATTTCTCCAGCTGTGAACGCACTAAAACTAGGTGCAGATCGTGCCATTTACATTCTACTCTCGATAAAGTCAGAAGCCTCAAATCTTTGTGGCGCACCCTCTGTCGCATCAGTGTGACGCGCTTGTTTAAGCACTTGTTCATATTTTGCATACATCAGCTGCACGAGAGTTGTTGAGCCTGTTACCGCATAAGATATTTCTGATGCCAGGTACGTTGATAATGCCTCGATCAAACCGCTATCGTATTCGTTAGGATCTGTAACTCTAGCAATGTATTTTATTTTTGCTGTACCTTCATCCGTTAGAAGCTTTCTACCCTCGATGACAAAGACAGGAGATCCATTGTTAGATACCATATTGTCCTGGGGATAGCTTAGAGCGCCATTACTAAACTCTAATACGCGCAAGCAAAACGGATCGACAGGCAGCGGATATTGATTTGCATATCCAAAATCTGGTGTCGCTGTTTCTTGTGCTAGCGTTGATCGTCTTATGAGCGAGTTCCAGGGATGTTCTCTAAATACAAAATCACGCGCACTTTCAAATCTTTGATTAATAATACGCGCTACTTTGGAGTTTTCATCTAGTGCAGAGATGTTAGATGCGCCCAACATGTTTAGCGCAAAGTTAGCAATATCAACTGTAGATGGCATATTTTAACTCCATGAGAAAAGAAGGGGCGCAAACGCGCCCCAACCTATTAGTCCACCGCATATTTGATGGTTACTTCGATAGTGCCTGTTCCAGCAGCACCGCCCATTGTTGCCGTTACAGCAACACCATCTTCGTTAGTGTCTGTCTCTGTGCCTGAGCCAAGAGCCAAAGTTGCGAGGATGTCTACCTTTTGAGCTGCTGTTGATGCAGCAGCAGCTTTATATCCAGCAGGAGCAGCGGAAACCGCTGTGCCAGCCGCATTTGTGTGCGCTGCGTAACCAACTGACAAGGTTGTTGATGAACCCATAGCATCATGTGCTAGTGACCCTTCAAGCAATCTTGCGCCGTCTGGTAGAATAAACATCTCAATAACATCACCAGATGCTAAAGAAGCTGCTTCGTACACGCCATGAGCAACACGGATACGACCGCCCAGCTCATTGGCTTTGTTCATAGCAACAGGAGTTGACCTGTTGTTAGTTCTTTGGGTGGAATAAACAGTAGCCATAAGTCAAATCTCCTTATTCGTTACATGCTATTTCTACTACCTTGGACTCTTCCATCCTTGTGCAGCCAAGAGACTGACAGTAGTAGACTTGCGTTGCATATGACTTGTCGGCACGTTCATCAATTCTAGCACTTGGCTCTTTACCAATCGCTAACTTAATACCGTCTGATGCAAATGCAATAACCTGGCGACTAGTGCCATCATCTGTCAAACGGTTAGAAACGATAAAATTAAAACCTACAAAGGTGTTAATCTCGCCTTGTGCAAGCGCTTTCACAGTGTTGAAGTCGCTTGAAGTCACAGTTGTATTGTTCAACAGATCACTTACCTGCTTTGGAGATACAACAATGTGGCGAGGTATAGAAGCATCTACACTTGCCGCATCTAGTATTTCTTTAGCAGAGACTAGTTTTGCGATTGTTAAACCAGCGGAACCATGCACAATTTTTTGAGCACTTGGAAGCGCTGTTGATGTTCCACCATCTTTACCAGTTTGGGATGTACCCAAAGCTGCTGCGATAATTTCATCATCCATTGCACGGCCCATAGCAGCGGCTGCTGCACGGCTGTATGTTGATGTAGGGTCGATAAGCAAACGTACACGGTCCTGATCATCGATCAGATCTGCATATTCATAGTCTGCTAAAACACACATGCGTCTTTCATGGGGTGTCTCAACCATTGGAGTGTCACCGTGCCGCGTTGTACGCTTAACGGCTGCTGCCGATCCTACTTGATCGAAGAAAGCTTTTTCGCCATTTACAGTTTCAACGTCTACTGAATTACGCAGTAGAGAGCCCATCTGTTGAGACAACATCTGAACATTTGCGCTAAACTGATTGACAAAAGCTGTATTAATTTGAGTAGACATTATGTCCTCCTCCTAACAGTTTCAGTTTAAGGTTTACTGCGCTTGGTTGTCCCTTTCGGGGCCGTGCTATTGCTTAGGGCAGCTACTCCGCTTGACTACAAGCTTACTTGTGGGCCCTACGGTTATCCACTTAGTATTGCATACTATGCTAATTATACACTTTTTGCAATTCCGTATTATCTTTTAAATTATTATTATCCTCCCAGGTTAAATAATCTGTTTACCTCAGACACATAATGATCGTGTTGAGGATGGTTTTTATCTTGATATGGCCCTTCTGACATTAGCTTTTTAGCTTCGTTCATTGCTTCGTCTGGTGTCATAATTAACTCGTTTGTNTCACCCACAATATTATCCTCGCCAATTTGTGCTGCTAACTCAGCAAACATTCTTATAATGCGAGGCTCATCTCCCAGCATACGACCATCAGACAACTGGATTTCATCGAATAAATCAGTACCGCCGAGTAAATTGGTAGCAGCCATCTTAGCCATTTCTAGTTTTTGATCGAAAGCTTGACCATATTCTTGGCGCAGCTCTTGTTCAGAATTATACCTGGCTTCATCTGCACTTTGATCAAAACGTTCTTGCGCTCCCTCAACTATACCAGACATAAAATCCGACATTTTCTGAGCCTGACTGTTGTTTAAACCAGCTTCATACAAAGCATTTTTAAAACTGTCGGCCTCGCCCTCTTGCAAAATTCCATCTGCCACTTGAACAGAATACTCTTTCGGATCCGTAGGAGATCCCAAACGTGTATATACTTCCCGCCATTCATCAGATGTTGCAGCTTGACCAGGNACAGGTATTCTGTCCCTACCCATCATATGCTCAAGATTAACATAACTTTTAGCTAATCCGTTAATATCTGTAAATT